GATGCAGGGGGCTACTGTTCTTGAAGTACCCGAAGAAGCCACAGTCAAAGGACAATTTAAGGAGCATCTTAAAGCTTATTGTACGAGCCACATTCGAGCGATGGTTCCCGAGGAGATGGAAATGAATAAACCATGGACTGATGGAGGCACCACAAAGTTTAAGCTTGAGGGTTTAATTGAATTTTTACACCATCGAAGATTTAAAGTAGACAACAGGGGACACCTTATTCAAATGATCCGTGACATGGGTGGCGACAATGGTGTTCAAGCTATCCATAAATCAGACGGCAAACGAACAACACTTAGGTGTTGGCACATACCTGCTTTCGAACAAGAAGAAATAGAATTATCAGTGAGGGAGATGAACAATGACATCCCATTCTAATAGACTACTGCGCGTAGGAGAAGTAGCTCAGATGCTAGGGGTATCCAAGTCCTACATCTATAAGTTGGTTGCTCAGAAGACAGACTTTCCGCAGCCAATAGTTCTAGGAGACGAACACAGTAAGAGATCGTCAAGCCGTTGGGTTCTGACAGAGATCGAGGACTGGGTAAACTCTAGACCGAGGGGCAAGGATCTATGATCGATAACTCTCTACTTATACTGGGTCCTCCTGGTTGCGGTAAAACTTATCGGTTGATACAGGAGATCAAGAGCGCCTTAGATTCTGGGGTGCATCCTTCTCGTATCGGTGTGATCTCGTTTACCCGAAAGGCTATCGAAGAGATGGTGTCTCGAGCTTGTGCTGAGTTCAACCTAACCCCCAAGGATTTCCCTTACATGAGAACCAGTCATTCGTTTGGGTTCAATGGATTAGGATTACAGCGGCAAGATGTTATGAGTGCCGAGGACTATGCTGTTGTTGGATCGGATCTTGGTCTTAACTTTGAGGGAGATGACAAGACAAGTATCGATGATGGTGTTCAATTACCTACCATCGGAGGATCTGGATCACAGTATCTACAGTTAGAGCATCGAGCGAGATATCGAATGGTTACTTTGGAAGAAGAGTTTAACCATGCGGCAAACAGAGAACTGTTCTACCCGAAGCTGTTGCAGTTGAGTCAACAACTGAGCGAATACAAATCTGCCATGGGCAAGTATGACTTCGTAGATATGATAGAGAAGTACATCGATGTGGGAGATCCACCGAGCTTAGACTATCTATTCATAGACGAAGCCCAGGATTTCACACCGCTCCAGTGGGAGATGGCTAAGTTCATAGCTTCCAAAGCAGGAAGAGTAATCATTGCAGGGGATGATGACCAGGCTGTTCACAGATGGACAGGTGTTGATGTTGATTTGTTTATCAAATCTTCTGACAACGTGGAGCGTCTCACACAATCCTATCGTATACCTAGATCGGTACATCGTTTGGCTAATGTTATATCCGAAAGGATAGGTGGCCGTTTAGAGAAAGAGTTCGAGCCTCGTGAAGAGGAGGGCATGGTTGAATACACTTATCATCTGGACTCTATCCCCTTTCAAGAAGGCACATGGACAGTGATGTGTCGAACAAACTTCTATGTAATAGAGCTAGCCAAATGGTTTCGTAAGTCAGGGTTTAAGTATTCTGTCCGTGGATACCCTAGTATCTCAGACAAATTGGTGGGCAACATCTTAACATGGAACGATCTATGTCAGGATAAGTCCGTGGGGTTAGAACGGATTCGGCAGCTGTACTCTGCCCTGCCTAAACAAGGGAAGGATGCCAAGCTCAAACGTGCGTCAACCAAGCTATTGGATGCGTTAGATCCCGAGGCTTTGATAGGTATGGCTCAACTTCAAAACGATCTTGGTCTGTTATGTGGAGCAGAGAGTTCTGCGTATGATGTGTTGAAAGTCAGTATGTCCGAGAGAAACTATATCGAGGCTATAGAACGAAGGGGCGAAGGTCTTTTGTCTGCGCCAAGGATTAAGTTGTCCACATTCCATGCTATGAAAGGTGGAGAAGATGACAACTGCGTGGTGTACACAGCGTCAACTAGGGCTTGTTATGAAACAAAGTTTCCAGAGGACGAGCATCGAGCATTTTATGTTGGGATAACAAGAACCCGACATCGACTATACATATTACAATCCGATAACAAATACAGGTATACATTATGAAACGTACAGAAATCTTAGACACCGCCAAGGAATTAATCAGTGGACAGAGAGCCAAGGATTACGGGGATGCGTTTGATAATCACAGTCGTATAGCCGAGGGTTGGAATATAATTGTTCGTGGTGCTATACTAAGTCATGGTGAGGTCACTGAACAACATGTCGTATTGATGATGGACTGGTTGAAAACTTCTAGGTTACTGGAAACGATAGACCACCAGGATTCATGGATCGACAAAGCAGGGTACACTGCGTTGGGAGGAGAGTTCTCTGAACGAGCAGAAAAAGGAATCAGATCATGAGAGAGATAGATCGTTTGGCAGAGATGCTAGGACAGATGGAACAGGACATTCGCAATAGCAAATGGTTCAAGAAACTACTAAAGAAACTTAGGCTCAAGAAATGAATAACTTATTTGGTAGCGATCTGCATCATCAGTTTAAAGGTGAGATGGATATGATTGACTCTGACTGGAACATACCACCAGAGTTCCCTGATCTCACTGGTTATAGCGAAGTTGCTGTGGATTTAGAAACCAAAGATCCTAACATTAAGAACCTTGGACCAGGATGGGCGCGGAAAGACGGGCACATCATTGGCATTGCTGTAGCTGCGGGAGAATATAAAGGCTATTTCCCTATCAGACATGAGAACGGACACAACCTGGACCCTAAGTTTGCACTAAAGTGGTTGAAGAAACAGATGTCTGTCCCTGAGATGAAGGTAATTATGCACAACGCAACTTACGATGCGGGTTGGATGAGAGCCGAGGGCATCGAAATCAAGGGTCGTATCATTGACACCATGATTACAGGCGCGTTGGTTGACGAGAACCGTTGGTCGTTTGGTCTTGATGCTATGGCTAGAGACTACGCGGGTATCCGTACGGACGAGAAGATGTTGAAGGCGGCCGCCAAAGCATGGGGCATCGATCCCAAAGCGGAGATGTGGCAGTTACCTCCGGCGTATGTGGGAGCGTATGCCGAGCAAGACGCTGTAGCCACGCTAAAACTCTGGCAGTTCCTAAAGGTTAAGTTAGAAGAAGAACAGCTATGGGAAATCTGGAACATAGAAACTGATCTGATCCCCTGTATGCTAGACATGCGAAGCAACGGGGTGCGTGTTGACCTCGACAAGGCGGATAGAAACAAGAAGTTTATCCGAAACAAATCCAAAGAGATGAGACATTTGATTGAGAAAGAAGCGGGGATGGAGGTTGATATCTGGTCATCTGCTTCTATCGCTAAGATGTTTGACAAGATGGGTATGAAGTATCCAAGAACGCCGCTCAAGATACAGTTCGAAGAAAAGAAATTAGAGGACGGAACAATTGAGGAGAAAGAGATTAGCCGCTCGGGTGACGCACCATCGTTTACCAAGTCTTGGTTGAACAACCACCCCGCAGAAATTTGTCAAAGATTAGTTAAGATGCGTGAGTTTGATAAGGCAGACAGTACGTTTATCGACAGTATACTACGTCACGAAACTGATGGGCGTATCCATACGGAGCTACACTCTACTCGTCGAGACGAAGGGGGCACAGTTACGGGGCGATTTTCTTCGAGCAACCCAAACCTGCAGCAGATACCTGCCAGAGACAAGGACATCAAGAAGTTGATCCGTGGTTTGTTTATACCAGAAGATGGATATAAGTGGGGATCGTTCGATTATTCTAGCCAAGAACCAAGATTGTTGGTACACTTCGCCGCCAGTGTTGGGGACATGCCAAGGCAGGATCTACTCGAGGACATCGTAGAGCAATACAATACATCAGATGTAGATCTACACCAGATGGTTGCGGACTTAGCGGGCATCACTCGTAAAGAAGCAAAGGCCGTAAACCTTGGGATCATGTACGGCATGGGCGTAGCTAAGCTAGCCAATCAGATTGACGTCGATCCAGACACAGCCAAGGACCTACTACAACAGCACCGAGACAAGGTTCCGTTTGTTAAAGCGTTGGCTGAGATGGCGTCTAGAAGAGCGGCAAGCAATGGTCAGATCCGAACCTTACTAGGACGTAAGTGTAGGTTTCATCTCTGGGAACCTAAGACATTTGGTGCAGGCAAACCTTTACCACATGAGGATGCTCAGAAAGAATACGGCGGACCCAATGGAATCCGTCGAGCGTTTACATACAAGGCGTTGAATAGATTGATCCAAGGATCGGCGGCCGATCAAACAAAGAAAGCTATGCTTGATTGTTATAGGGAGGGATTTACTCCTATGCTTACAGTACACGACGAGCTTTGTTTTAATATAGAAAGCCCCGAGCAGACCGCTCGGATCAAAGAGATCATGGAGACAGGGGTTAATTTAAAGGTTCCGTCTAAGATAGACGTGGATATTCAAGATGACTGGGGAGAAATAGAATGAAGTATGGATCAGTATGCTCGGGCATCGAGGCGGCTACTGCCGCTTGGCATCCACTGGGTTGGGAACCACAATGGTTCAGTGAGGTTGACCCTTTTCCAAGTGCCGTGTTGCAACATCACTACCCACACATACCAAATCATGGAGACATGACCAAATATAAGGAATGGAATAATGACAGAACAATTGAGCTTCTTGTTGGCGGGACACCATGTCAGTCCTACAGCGTCGCCGGACTTAGAAAAGGAATCTCGGACCCGAGGGGAAGCCTCATGCTTACATATCTTGCAATGGCTGAACAATTTAAGCCCAAATGGATTGTCTGGGAAAATGTCCCCGGTGTCTTGTCCTCCAACGGAGGAAGGGATTTTGGTACCTTCCTCGGGGCGTTGGGGAAAATCGGGTACGGGTTCTCCTACAGAGTGCTGGACGCACAATTCTTCGGAGTTCCACAAAGACGCCGCCGTGTGTTCGTTGTCGGATATCTTGGAGACTGGAGACGTGCCGCAAGTGTTTTATTTGAGCCCGAAAGCATGTCGGGGAATCCTCCTCCGAGCCGAGAGGCGGGGCAAAGAGTTGCCCCCACAGTTACAGTCGGCCCTCCTTTCAGTCGCACAGGAAACTCCAGAGTAGAAACAGAAGCGTTAGTTACCTACGCTCTGCCTGGAAATTGGATTGGTCGTAAACCAGAGAACGGTGGCAATCAGGTAGAACCCTTTGTTGATCTGTCCCCTTGTCAAACGGCAACCGATGTTCATGCTATCGTTGCTTCAAGGATGCGTGGGTTTGGAGACTACACGGATGACGGAACGGCAAGCACAGTCAAAGCACGGGACGACAAGGATGCTACAGATCTAGTCGCCGCTTCGAAAGCTACAGGTGAAACAACTCTGTCTGATGTGACGATGTCTCTTACTGCAAGCTATGGACAGGGAGGCGCGGACTTAGCAACCAAGCCAATGGTCTGTTCCAGTACAGTCAGGAGGCTCACTCCAAAAGAATGTGAGAGATTACAGGGTTTCCCCGATGACTTTAGTAGGATACCATGGAGGAATAAAGAGCCAGAGGATTGCCCTAATGGCCATAGGTACAAGGCGTTAGGCAATAGTATGGCAGTCCCTGTCATGAATTGGATAGGGCGACGCATTGATATGGTTGAAAAAGGAGAACTATAATGATCAATCCTCAGAAAGTGGAAACGCTAGGCTTTCATCAAATGCACGATATGCAGATAGAAGCGTTGATGGACTTTGTTAATATGGGCTTGAACCTTGCAGCTATGTGCGGTGACCAGGATATTATGGACGAGGCAGAAGCCGAAGCCGACGAACTGATTAGATTGTTCGGGGGCAACGGCGTTAGATTAAAGATTGAAAGTTACTGATTATCCCTAGCGCGATCGGCTATCTCTTGGTTAGCTCGGTCG